TGGGCATCCTAGAAGCCGCGCCGCCGTTTCCGCCCGCAGCCGTCTGCCAGTCCCCCTCGCCCGAGCTTGTCTTGCTGTTGGCGATCTGCAAATAGCCGCCGCCGAGGTGCAGGCACCATGCGTCGGCCTGCTTCTCGGCGTCCTCCTTGGGCATGCTGTAGACGTAGATGCCGTCGTTCTCGGTGATGTACGTGTAGCCGCCCACCGCGTTGAGGACCGCGTTGAACCTCTCAAGGAACACCTCGATGGCGTCCTTTGTGCCGCCCACCAGCTGCGAGTACTGGTAGTTCGCCACGCTCATCTGCTGCACCGTCGAGCTTACCGATGACAGGCCGCTGCCCCGCGTCGGGATGGTGTTGCCTATTGTCAGCTTGATGGAGTCCACTCCCCTGAGCAGATCCTCCTCGATCTCAAGCACGCGGCCCTCAAGCCGCAGGTCGATTGGGAACGACGTGTCCACGATCTGGACCGCGTCCCCGATATCGCAGCCGCCGAAGTCCATGCCAGCGCGAGCGAGCGCCAGCACGCTCGCCTCGTAGCTTATCTTCGGCGTCTTCTGCTCCTCGAACGCCTTGCGCCCGAGCACGAGCAGCTGGTTCACGTCCTCGCACTGCTCGAAGTCGATGCGTCCCTCGGTGTGCTCAAGATTCCCAGACGGACCGGGGGTGCCGAAGTACGGGATGAGCTGCGTGTCCTCAAGGTAGTCCTTGCCGCCGTTCACGTCCGCGATCGTGATCTTGTGGTTGTAGTGGCCCGTGAAGACGTTCAGCTCGTTCATGATCGGCTTGCCCTTGCCGAAGATGTGGGCCTTGGTGAGCACGCGCTTGCCAGAGTACGTGCGCCGAATCTCCTTCAGGTCTCGGTGGTAGTCGAAGCGCCACACCGCGTTGGGGTTGCCGCGCCGCTTCACGAGGTTCACCCTGCGTATGACTGGGCCAGTCGCGTCGCACACTAGCGACGGGTACATCTCGTAGTCGTAGATGTTGCACAGCGAGTGCAGCGCCGACGTGGCGTCCTGCTTGTAGGCGCGGAACTGGTCGATATCGCCGTTGTCCGAGATGACTGGCTCAGAGGGGTCGACCGTGCCGACCGACCAGATGGTGTTCTCAAGCAGCAGCGAGAGGATCTGGGCGGGAGTCAGGCCCTTCTTCTTAACATCGTCGATCTCGTCGATCCACTTGCCCTCCAAGTCGTACTCGAAGGACGATACGCACTTCGCCGTCGTGACGGGGATCGACCCCGCGCGAAGCGTGTCGGGAACCTTGCACACCCACTCAGCCCACTGGCCCGTGGTGTCCATGTACAGGATGCGGTCACCCTCGTTAAGCTCGCCCGTGAGCGTGACCGTGAGCTTGTCGCACGTGGCGTCACCGTAGTTGTTGTCCGTGCGCACGGTGCGCGACCGCACCGCCGACTGCACGCCGACGAGATCGCCCTTCTGGTTCCTGCCACGGTCGTATCGGATAAACCGTCCGCCAGTTGTCATAGCATCACCCTCGGTTCATATCGCAGGATGCAGCGGGACGCCCCCGTGAAGACGAACCTCATGTATCCGGGGATCAGGTAGGGCGGGTCCATCGTGATAGAGATCGGGAGCCGCAGCGTGCCGACGCTCACAAGGCTCATGCGGCAGTCCATGGTCACGTCACCCGACGCCTGCGTTGGCGTGTGGTTCTCGATCGATCCGATGTAGGTCCACGCGCCATCAAGCAGGGCGCTCGCCGCCACGCCCACCTTTGTCGGGGACGAGCTTGGTGTCATCGTGAACGTTGGCCACACGACCATGTTGCCACGGATCATGTAGTACTGGTTGTACACGAGGTTGATCCGCTCAGTGGGCAGGATCAGCCCCGGCTCGGCGTCGACGGTCAGCGTCGCGGTCGACACGAACCGCCTGTCCCACGACTCCTGAAGGTCAGTCCACGCGCTGATGGACATGGGGCCGCGCCAGAACCCGCCGTTGCGGGCGTCGTACAGGTCGACCTGCGTTCCAGCGTATACGCCGATTGCGGTCTTTGCGGCGATCACCTCGGCGCGTGTGCCAGACGCAACGACAGGCACCGTGACCTGCCGTCGGTCGAAGTACGCGGCCTTGAGTCGGTTTCGAAGGGTCGCGTCGAACGACCCGTCCGACCCCGGTACGTACACGAGCGAGTTCTGCGGCGGGGCAGCGCCCACGGAGATGGGGCCAGCCTGAGCCAGTCCCATCTCTGTGAGCGTAACGCCGTTGATGCGCGTGAGCGAGTTGTCTGGCATGACGAGGATGTGGGAGTCATCAGGCACAGGCTCTAGATCTTCTGCCATGCGTTACACCTCCATGTATGTGAGTCGGCCAAGCTCGCGGTCAAGGCTCGGTGCGAGCTGTGCGCTCGTCTCGTCGGCGTTCAGGTAGACACCGATGCCGTCCATCTGCTTGCACATGGCGGCGGCAATCTGCTCGGCGCTGGGGCCGCTGTACTTCGCGGAGCCGATGAGGTCGTTGTACATGTTCGTCATCGGCATCCTGCTCGGTGCGAACTCGCTAGTCACGGCGTCCATCGCCGCGCTCGCCACGCCAGACGCGGAGTCGGTCAGCATGTCCCGCTCGGAGTCAAGGCCGATGGCAAGGCCCTGAGTGAAGTAGCTGCCCAGCTGCATTGCTACGCGCGACGGCGAGCCGACGTTCCACAGGGAGCCGATGCGCGAGGTGACGTAGTTCGCCACGCCCGTGACGGTGTTCCTGAGTTCGCCGTACTTGGCGTTGATGCCGTTGATGAGTCCTTGGATCAGGTTGCCGCCAGTGGACCACAGCGAGTCGGTCCAGATGGAGTTCTTCGCGCCGTCCACCGCGCCGACCGCCGCGTTCTTGACCTTCCATGCGCTCTCGTTGATGCCGTTCGCAAGGCCGTTGGCAAGGTTGTTGCCGTGGCCCTTGAGCAGCGTGGACGAGTTCGACATGGCGTTGGTCGCGGCTGTCTTCAGGCTGTTGACGGAGGTCGTGACGGTATCGGACCTGCTGCTGATGCCAGAGTTGAAGCCGCTGACCACGCTGTTGCCAGCGGAGACGAGCCACGAGGAGGATCCGGTGAAGAAGCTGGTGAGCTTCTGCTTGAGGGCAGGCAGGTTCTTCGTGGGGTTGCCGTTGGAGATGCCGTTGTTCAGGCCGTCGATGAGCCAGCCGCCGTAGTCCTTCCAGACCTTGGACGGCGAGCCGATCTGTTCCTCGTTCTCGAAGCCAGTGTTGATGTTACGGCCAGCGGACCGTCCACCTTCCTTGATATCGCCAGCCCTTGCTTCCATCTCGTTGATCGCGCCGTCGACGATATCGTCGGCGATGCTTTCGCCATCGCCAGTAAAACCGCCCTCGCCATTTGTGATCTCGCTGTCGACGCTGGTCTCCATGATGCCGAGCATTTCCTTGGCACCAGCCCAGACGCCGCCGAACGGGCTGTTGGTGAGCGCGTTGTCGATGTAGTTCCAGACGTCGGTCGCGAAGCCAGACGCGGCGTCGCTGACGCCTTGGCTGATGGAGCTGAGGAACGCCTTGCCCTTGTCGACCCAGCTGCCGTCGTACTCAGCAGCCTTGTCGATAGCGTCCTGAATGCCGCCGCCGATACTTGAAGCGATATCGCCGATGTTGGCGGCAAGGCCAGCCACCATGTTCGTGACCCAGCCGATCGCCGTGTCGATGAACTCCTGCGGGTTGCCAGCGAACGACGTGATCACGTCAGCGATGAACTGATAGATGCTGCCAGCGATATCGGCGGCGCTCTGCCAGATACCGGAGATCAGGTTGGTGACCCACGTGACGGCCACGGAGATGAAGTTCTGGTCATCGCCGATGAACGACGTCACGACAGCCGCCACGAACGTGAGGAGCGCGGTTGCCATGTCGGCTGCGGCATGCCACAGGCCGGAGATCAGGTTCGCGATCCACTGCGCCGCAGCGCCGATGAAGCCGCCGGGCTGGCCCTCGAACGAGGAGACGATGTTGCCCACGAAGGTGCCGATGCTGGTTGCGACCTCCGCTGCCTTGTCCCACAGGCCACGCAGCAAGCCGCCGACCCACTCGCCGCCAGACTGCGCGAAGTCGCTCGCGTTGCCGATGAACGAGTTGACCGCGCCCGCCACCATGGAAGCGATCTGGGTGGCGAGACCAGCGACGTTCGCGGCGAGACCGCCGATGAGGTTGGAGATCCACCCAGCGGCCACGTCGATGAAGCTCTGGCTGTCACCGCCCACGCCGTCGACAACATCGCCGTTGATGCTCTCGGCCTCAGCGCCGAGCGCGGGCTTGCCAGCGAAAAGGCCAGCGATGAACTGCCCGATGGCGGCAAGGCCCTTGACGAAGAAGTCGTGGACGTGGTTTCCGATCTCGCCGATAAGGCCGAGTATGACGTTGCCGACCTCGGAGAGCGCCACAGGCTCGCCGCCCGTGAAGCCGTTCACGAGGTTCAGGATGAAACTAGCGCCGCCAGCGAGGAAATCCTGAATGAACTCGTCCAGATGCCCCGCAAGCGCAAGCACCAGACCGCCGATGGCCTCAAGCGCCGTCGGCAACGCCTGACCGATCGCGTATGCGATCTGGCCGATAAGCTCTGCGGCATTGTCGAAGAACTGCCCGTCATCGTCGTTGATGGCGTTGGTAAGCTCGGTGATCAGGTACGCCAGCGTGCTCACGACGATCGGGATGAGCGTCGGGATCGCGTAGGCGATGGTGCCGATGAGACGCTTGCCAGCTTCGAAGATCGTCGACTTGTTGTTGTCGATGGACTGCTTGAGACTCTCGACAAGAGCAGGTAGCTCTGCAAGAACAATCGTGACTACTGAATCGAATGCATTTACCAGACCGCCGAACAGCGCGGCACCAGCTTCGATCAGGGCTGGCAGGTTGTCCTTTATCGCAGTGAATACGCCACCAAGAATGTACGGCATATTCCTTGCCAATGTGTTGATGACCGTCGTGAGTCCGTTGATCAGGCCAGTGAAGAGCTGGATGGCACCGCTGAGCAGCGTCGGCCCGTACTTCACGATCAAGATAACGATCTGCTGGACGATCTGCTCGAACACCTTGCCGAAAGCGTCCATGAAGCTCGGGGCGAGTTCGGTCACGGTGCCGATCAGCACGTCGACCGCACCCGTGATGCCATAGAAGAAGCTTGGTATGGCACCAGTCGAGAGTATGTTCTCGAACGCGGCGGTCACGCTTGTCAGAAAGCCGCGCACCAGATTCTCGGCACCGAAGATGGCCCTCTGGATCTCGGACGAAAGCCCAGTCATGCTGCCGCCAGCCGCCACGAACATGCCAGCGGCAACCGCGCCGACGGCTGCGAACACGCCGATGAGCGCACCGCCGATGACCATCAGCTTCGAGAAGCCAGCGAACAGCGAAAGGCTAGCCGCCGCAGCCGCCTTGGTGCATGCAGCTGAAAAGGCCAGTGTGCCGACGGTTACCCTGCCAAGCGCGGGGGTAACCTTCTTGGTCACGCCCCACAGCTTGAGCATCGCGTTCCTGAACCTGCCCGTCGACTTGGTTGCGACGGTGGTCCCCTCGGTGGTCTCGGCTGTGGTCTCGGCGACGTCCTTCGCCACGGATTCGGTCGCGGCCTTGACCGACCCAGATGTCGTGGCAGCGGCCTTCTCCACGGAAGTTGTCGCGGCGGTGGACGCGGACGCGGTGGTTGCCGTGACGGTTGTCGCTGCATTCGCGGCTGCGGTCTCCATCGCCTTGAACGCGGCGATGTTCTTTGAAACGTCGGGCGCGGGAATCGACAAGGCAGACTTGCTGACCACCCGCTTGAGCGTGTCAGGCGTCATCGCGTCGGGGTTTGCCACCGAGGACGCAGCGCGCTTCATGAGACTGTCGCGAGTCTTTGCTTCGATTATGGAACGCTTGCTGGCTTCTTTGGTTGCCTTGCGGACGGCCCTGATGAAGCTGTCGCCCTCGGCCTTGCCGTCGAACATCTTCTTGAATCCGGAATCGCGCGAGAACTGCTTGCCGTTTTCCTTCACGTACTTCTCGAACTCGCTCGTGTCGGTGAGTCCGAGACCAGCCGTCGCGGAGGACGTCTTGCGGCGCAGGTTCTCCATGCTGTGCGCGATGCGCTTGTTGGTGGCGTCGATCCGCTTCTGCTCCTGCTCGGGGTCGATGCCCATCGTGATCGGCTTGACATTGTCAGGTCCGTAAAGCGACTTGCTGATCGAGTCGAACTTGGTGTCCATGTCGAAGTCGAAGGCATCGTCAAGGCTGCGCTTCAGCTTCTTGGACATGCCGCCGATCGAGTCCTGAATCGGCCCGACAATTGTGCGCTGCGTCGACTTGCCGATTCGGGTGCCGAGCTTCTCGAAGTTGTTGCCGATCTTCTTGAGGCCGTCACCCATGCCGCCAGCGAACTCGCCGAAGCCGTGGCTCGCTACGCTCAGGCCCTTTTTGAACTTGCCGCCGAAGCCATCGCCGCTCACGAGCTGCCCGCCGAAGTTCTGCAAGTGTTCGTTGGACTTCTTGACAAAGTTGCGGACATGTCTCAGCCCGCCCTTGCCAGTCTTCTCCATGCCGCCGAGAACCTTGTCGAACGTCCCGGTGAGCTTATGACTGACACCCTCGACGTTCTTCGCGATATCGCCGAGGAAGTTGGCGAACTGACCAGCGCCCAGCGCGAGCGGGCCAGTCGAAAGCAGCATGCCGATGGCGTCGAACGTGTTGAGGATCTCGTCGGACGTGATCTCGCCGCTTTCCAGCTTCTCGGTGATCTCCTTGATCTTGTCCGTGATCTTGGTGATCTTCGGCGTGACGCGCTGAAGCGCCAGCTCGAACGTCGGGAGCAGCGCCGTCATCATGTTGCGCAGGGGATCGAGCATGTTGTACAGCGCACTGGTGAAGCCGTGCCACGCGCCGCTTTCGGTGTCATAGAGCGTTCGGATAGGAGTCTCGATGGCATCGCTCATGTTCATCATGATGCCACGGAAGGTATGGGACTCCTTGTCCATCATTCCTTCGTAGTGCGTGTTCGAGTACCACTCAAGCGCGTCAAGGCCGAGGTCGCTGCTCAGTGCGCCTTCGCGTGCCAAGGCTCGCAGCGTCTCGACGTCCCACTGGCCGTTCATGTCGGACTCAAGGCCGTAGGCTTCGGCAAGTCCGTCACCGTACTGGTTCATGTACTCGGCCATGGCCTGCCATGCGGGTACGCCGTTGCGTGCCAGAGCGTTCATCTGGTAGCTCATGACGTGGCCCAGAGACTTCATGTGGCCGAGCTGAAGGATGATGTTGTTGAAAGTCGTGGCATCGCCGCCGAGTGCTGCGGCCATGTCACCAGACCAGCGCAGGACGCCATCGCCCATGTCATCGAGGACCTCGGTGCTCTCGAAGCCCATTGCGACGAGCGTTCGTGCGCCGCCCAGCGCGGACTCGAAGCCGAACGGCGTCTTGACGGCGAAGTCGTTGATCCAGCCGATGTACTCTTTTGCGAACTGGTTCGCGGCTTCGCTGTCCATGTCGAACTCGGGCGTGAACATGGTGGTCAGGGCCATGTCCGCGCTCTCGGTGGTGCTGATCGTGTTGAGCAGGTCACCGATGACGTCCATGCCCTTGTGAGCCGCGACGGTGAGAGCACCAGTCAGGACCGCGCCAGCCTTGGTGGAGAAGCTGCCGAAGCCGTGCAGCGCGTCGCTCACTGCGCTTCCGCTGAATGCGTTGGAGAGGGCACCGCTCACCGCGCTAGCGACCTGCGCGGACTCCATACGTGCGTATAGGGTTACGTAACCAGACGCGACTTCGGTGCTGTTTGCCATCCGATCACCCCCTAGGCTCTCGGGATGTGATCACCCATGAGCCGAATAAGTTCCTCGGTCGTGATGGCGACGCCGTAGTGCTCGGTGCGGCCATCCTTCCTGCTTTGCTTGACCTGCGGCGGGTCGAGGCCGATGAGGGCGGGCTTCTTGCCCTTGCCGCTCCACAGCGCCATGCGTATCTGGTTGAGTGTGGCAGCGGCCATGATCTCGCCGAACGACCTGCCTGCGTTTCCGTACATAGCCACCCACAGCCGCGAACCCTCGCCGAGTCCTGCTATCAGGTCGGCGAGGGTCCGTAGGGTGACCTTCGACTCATAAGGCGGGAACAGACCGTAGCGCTCCGCTAGGTCGGCTACTACTTCCGTGCGGTTGTGCTTGAGAACTGTTGCCGCGAAGATGAGTTTTTTGCCGACTCGTTCGCCTTGAACACCTCGTTGGCGAAGTCCGAGACCTTCTCGACGGCAAGCCGCTCGTCATCGCCCTGAAGCTCCTTCAGGACGTCGCGGTAGGCATCGCCGAGCGCGGCCTTGAGGAGTCGCGTGAAGGCGCGGAACTGCGCCTGCGGCTCCTCGCTGGTGAAGTCATCGAGGAACCAGAAGTCGTTCGCCATCTTCTCGGTGGCGTCGGTGTCGACGGTCACCTTGATGCCCATGATCTCAAGCTCGGTCTTGCCAGTAGTTGCCTTGGTAGCCACTTAGGTCTCCTCCAATATGGTTGTCGAATTGGGTCGCGTCCACGCTTACAGGTTCGTGGGGGCGCTGATGTACAGGTAGGCGCGGACGCCGTCGGCGTCGGGCATGGCGTTGATCGTGATCTCGTGGTGGATAATGTCGCTGCCGACGATGGTCTGGTCACCGCGCTCGGTGATCTTGCCGCGAGGGATGACGATGAGACCGTAGGTTGCGGTCGTGTCGGTCTTGTCCATGATGAAGCGGTTGACGTACATGCGCTCGGCGGTCCAGCTCTTCATGGACTTGATCTGGAAGCCCGTCTCCTTGGTTCCGGTGACGGCATCGTTGCCGTAGAAGATCTTCAGGCTGGTCTCGTTGGTGTCCACCATGTCCCAGTTGAAGGTCTCGGAGTCGCTGGTCGTGACCGTGTAGATCACGTTGCCGAACATGTCCTTAATCTCCTCGGAGTCGGAGTCGAAGGAGCGGGTGATGCCGTCCTCGCCGATGCGACCGTAGCAGGAGAAGCCAGTGGCGGGGTCGATGGTCGGGTCGGTGGGCTTGGTGGCGGTGACGGATCCGATCCAGCCGTAGCCAGTCACAAGCTCCTGAGGGGCGATAACATTGGCGTCGTAAGCCATTTTGGTACCTCCAATTATCTGAATGTCATTCGATAGCTGAGCTTGAGGGCAGGCCCGATGACGGGGCCGCTGTCCTCATATGCCGCGTACTGCTCGCAGTAGTAGACGTGCGGCTCGTACTTGAAGCGCTCCATGGCGATGGACAGCGCGTCGGCCATCTTGTAGGCTTCGCCGATGGTCTTGGCGCAGCACCACATGTTGATGACGGGGCGGTCGATCTCGGGCAGGTTCTCGCCCGTGTCCCATGTGCCGATGCGCTGCACCAGCACGCCGACCTTGCGCTTGGTCGCATCGTCTGGCCGCTGGGTGTACGCCTTGTAGCTGGTCTCACGCATGATGAACTTGGTGAGCCGGGAGAGAGTGTCGTAGTGGAACACGCGCTACCCCTTTCCCTGAGTCGACCAGAAGGCCGCTTCGAGAGCGCCGTGGTGGTGCTGGGCGAGGATCGCCGCGTAGTTGGCCGGGTCGACGAAGGCGTGCGCGGAGACGCGCAGCACCTTGGGGTGGACCACCCACTCGGCGAACGCGCCCGTGGTGCCGCCAGCGGAGTACTGGGCGGCGCGGCGCACCTCCTCGGCGCGGATGTTCACGGCTTCCTGAGCGCCCTCGCTCTTCATGCACGCGGTGACGCCAGCGCCGTTCACGTTGACCTGTATCGAGTCGACCTGTATGCCCGTCCCCATCTTGTGGGTGCGGCCAGCGTTGCCGATCTTGACCATCTTGCCGCTCGACTTCGCCATCAGCCCGTCACCGCCTTCACGGGGACGTTCCACTCCCACGAGTACGGGTACGTCCCCTTGGGATAGGGCAGCGGCTCGCCGAGCACCTCCCACTCGATGCCGTCCTGCCTGATGAGGGCGTGGGCCAGCGAGTGGTGTCCGACGGTCTCGTCCAGCATGTCGGCGGTGCCGATTGGCAGAAGCGCCGTTCCCGTGCGCTCCACCCGCAGGTAGCCGCCAGCGTCCTCCCCCACCGAGCCTGAGTTGCTGTAGATGAATACGTTCTCAAGCTCGATGGGTTCGGACTCCACGATCACGTCGTTGCCGAACTCGTCCTGCGTGACGCCGCCCTTGACCACGAGCGTCGCGGGCCGTCCGATGTTGTTCAGGCATGGCAGCATGGCTACTCACCGCCGAGGAGGTCCGAGCCATAGAAGAGCTGCACGCCGCGTGCGGTCGAGATGCCGAGTCGATTCTTCTCGCCGCTCGTGAGGTACAGGTCTCCCGTTGGGTTTGCGTAGCTCGTGGACTGCTGGATGGGGCCAGCCATCTGGGTGAGCGAGGTGACGCCGAACATGCCGTTGCCCGGTGCGAGCGCCCGCGCCACGACCGCGCATGTCACGGACTTCAGGTTGACCGCCTGCACGGCATCGTCGGGGTCGATATCGACCCCGGCGTCGGCCATGTTCTTCCCGATGAGCGCGGTTGCGTCTTCGAGGAGTGCCTCGACACGCGCCTGCGACTGGTCAGCGGTCTCGGGGTAGCGCAGGATGACGTCTGCATATTCGGCGTATGCCATGGTTACCCCCTAGTGGTGCGCGTGGTCTTTCTGGTAGTGGCGCGGGTGGCCTTGGGCTTCTCAGGCTCGCTGGCCTGCGGGGTCTCGTCTGCCTTCTCGGGCTTGATGCCGTCGATCGGCTCCCAGTCGGAGGCGGGCAGCTCGGTGGAAGCGGTGACGAGAGCGCCCGTGGCCTTGTGTCGATAGCGGCGCATCATTACGCCACGATCTTCACGAAGGCGTTCGGGTCCATGACGCCCCATGCGTAGTAGACCTCGGCGCGGATGGCGACCTCGTTGGTGCGCTTCAGATCGCCCTGACCGTCGGGATCGCCGTACTCGATAAGCTCAAGCGGGATGTTGTGGACGATGCCCCACTTGAAGCCCATCTGGAAGTTGCCCATGATGCCGAGCACGTTGGTGGCGGCAGCGGCCTCGGGCGCGGAGATGGTGTCGGTGACGGCCACGGGCAGGCCGGAGATCGCGCCAGTCGCGCGGACGTTCAGCGGCACCTCGGGGAAGATGGGCTGGTTGAGGGTGTTGCGCATGACACGGTAGGCGTTCGCATACAGCGGGTCGAGCGCGAAGCCGTCGGGGCTGTAGTGCTGTGCGAGCAGCAGGGCGATGGCGGCGTCGAGATCTGCCTGCGGGTCGCCGGTGGTCGCGGTCACGCTCTGGGTGGTCAGGCCGAGATAGTCGGTGATGGTGGTCGCGGCTGCGCCAGTCAGGGGGTTGATGGCGTGGATGCCGCCGAGGTCAAGGCCACGGGCCAGAGCGACGCCCACGGCGTCAGCGACGGACTCAAGGGCACCAACCTGACGCACAGGCTCCCACAGACGAACCTCGTCGGTCATACGGACGGTGACCTGCGCCTTGTGGGTGGCGACCGTCTTCTTGCCGAACTCGGTCTTGGCGGGAGACTTCTGCGCACCCTCAGCGACGAACTCGGCGCGGGGCGGCACGTTGAAGGTGATCACGTCGGTGTTGCCATAGACGAAGCCCTCGCTGGGGGCGAGCTTGGCGAGGGCGGATCCGTCCTGAATCTTCTGCCAGATCTTGGGATAGAGCTGATCGGGGAGCTGGAAGGAGCCAGTGGTGATAAGGGTGGACTCAGCCATGATTAATTACCTCCAAAGAAGTTGTGTACTCGCTGTTCGTAATCGGACGGCTCACCGGGGTTCTCGGGTTCCTTGCCGTCATTCGGGAGAATGGGTGCCGTGGGCTTCTGCGCCGTCTGCTCGCGCCATGCGAGCATCGCGTCGGCGTTGGCCCTCAGCTCCTCCTCGGTCGAGCCGAAGAGGATCGAAGCGTCGACGCCCTTCTCGGATGCGACCTTGAGCCGCAGGTTGGTGGCGGTGGACGCATTCAGCTGCTCGCGGATCTCCGCGACCTGCTCCTCAAGCGTCTTGTTCGCCTGCGCCTGCTGCTGCGCCTTCGCCTGAAGCTCGTCATAGGCCTTGGCCTTGTCGAGGTTGGACTTGGCGCGGTCCTCCCACTTGCGGGCCTCCGTCTTGAACTGCTCGTAGAGCGCCTTGTAGTCAGGCTCGCTGGGCGGTTCGGTCTGAGAGGGGGTCGGCTCGGTGATGGTGGGGTCGTTCTCGGCCATTTGCGTGGCTCCAATCTGCCCCGTGCGGGGCGTCTGATGTTGCCCGTGCGGGCGTTCACGTGCATGAAAAAGGCCCCCGTGCGGGAGCCTTGATCATCGATGTGTATAGCTGCTACCACTTGCGGGAGCATGCGTCTGGGTTCTGCGGCACCTCGGGCGGGGTCACCACCCACACCCGGTTCGACTTGCGCTGGTTGCAGATGCGGTGCGCTGGCTGCACGTTGTTCGGGTCCAGCGGATCGCCGCCGAGCGAGACGGGGATGATCTCGTCCAGCTCGTAGGACATCGGGTGGCCCGCTGGCAGCGAGTAGTCGATCGCGCCGCCGCAGAGGGCGCACGGAAGCCCGAGCGCCGCCACGCGGTTTCGCAGGTTGCGCCGCCGCGTGCCGTTCGAATATCTGGGGTTGCTCATTTGAGACCGTACATCCGCCGCATGTGACTCAGCGTCGTTGTCACGTCGACGCGGCCCTTATCGTCCTTGGCGCGGGCGTTCTCGTACATCTTGTAGTACGCCTCCGGGTCGTAGCCCTCAAGTCGCGGGTCGCTGTCGAATGACGATATTGGCACGCAGTCGCAGCAGTCGTGGTACTTGTCGCCGTCACCCTTGAACTCGGCCGTCCACTCGGAGACGTACACGAACCCTTGGCTCGCAAGCATCAGGCACCACGCGCAGGTGGTAGGCCCCTGCGGGACTCTCGCCCACCGCGCAGTGCTGTAGCCCTTGTATCGCCTGCGGACCACGCGCCGCGTGTTGTCCGTCTGCGAGCGACGCGCCCACTCTCGGATCGCCTTGGTGGTGATGTTCGTCAGGAACACCAGCGCCTTCTTGCGATCGTCGGCGTTCAGGTACTTCTCGACCACCGCCTCCGCCACTTCGCCGAAGTGCTCGTCGTAGTAGTCCTCCATGTTCGGCAGAAGGCCCTCAAGGCGCGAGCCGGTGTCGTTGTAGTAGATGTCCTCCCACAGCGCCGTGGACACCTCGCCTGCGGCAAGGCCGTACTTGTCGGCTAGGTCTTTGGCAATGTCGACCGTGATCTTGCTCAGCGCCTTCGGGTCGGACTTGCCGCCGCGCTTCCACGCAGCCGCGATGGCACGCTCAAGCTCGCGTGCGCTCGATGCGTCGATGCGGCTCAGGGCGTCGTGGTATCGGTCGAAATCCGCCTTAGACAGCGACATTCTCATCCACCAGCTCTGGCTCGACCGTCTCTACCGTCTCGTCGTTCTGGAACGGGAACGTCGCAGGCTCGTTGCCAAGCAGCTCGGCGAACGTGGACAGGCCGCGCCCGCGTCCCATCTCGGACACGATGCGCTCAACCTCACCCTCGTCGAAGCCGCTCATGCGCAGCATCTCCTTGGTCTGCGAGAAGCCGTCGATGGCGCTCGCCAGCTTAACCGCCGAGTCGACGCGCGTGGGCTGTGCCTCACGGTCTGGCTTGACCCAGTGCGGTCGCACGCGGCGAAGATCGTCGGGCAGATCGTCCACCGAGGTGTTCTTGGCGATTGCCATGATCATGAGGGCCACGTTGCGGATCGCGCGGGAGTTGGAGCGGTTCATGTTCTCGGCCTCGATGATGAGACCCTCCTTCGCCGCGTAGATCGCCTCTGCGGAGGACGGGTTCTCGCTGATCACGCCCAGAGACGAGAGCGGAAGCCGCGTCTCGCCCGCGAACTGCGCGGCCAGCTGGCGCATATACAGGATGTGGTCGTTCATACCGGGTGGTGTGAGCTGCACATATTGCGGGTTCGTGCCTGCGTCGGTGAGCGGGAGAGCGTCGATGGCGTTCCAATAGGTCTTTGGATCCTTTGGCAGCTGCGACGGCTTGAGTCCGAGGATCGCACGCTTCGGCGTTGTGTAGACCTCTGCGGCCACCTCGGATCGCATGACCTCGCGCACGGCGTTGTCGGTGATGCTCATGACCGCGCGGGTGATGCGCGACTTGCCCAGCGGCTTGTCTAGCGTCGGGCGGTATGGCATCGGCTCCATAAGGCAGCGGCCCATGCCGTGCTCAGAGCGTGCCGAGTACCAGACGCCGTTGTTGCGGGTCATCACCAGCACGTGGTCGCGTGCGTGAAGCGTCACCTCGGTGGGATCGCCATGCTCGTCCAGATCGTTGATGACCAGACCGTAGGCGATGCGCTTGTGGCGGCGGTCCCACACGCTCGCGCTTGAGAGCGCCGAGTATGCGTTGACGATGACCGCAGGCTCGCCCTCGCTTGGATCGCCCGCCGTGACCGTCCAGTGCACGATGCCCTCGGTTAGCTGGGAGTCTGCCGCCATCGCGTAGAGCGTGTCGACGTCGTTCTCCTCCCAAGCGCTGAGTAGGTCATCGTCCGCGCCATCGTCTGGGAACGTCACATAGTCCAGACGCGACAGGTCCGCAAGCTCCTCGACCGCCTTGGCGGGCCAGCCGCACACGGGGCGGATCCTGCTTGCGATCATGTTGGAGTTCTTGAAGGCAAGCCCGAGGTCTTCCACGATGTTCTTGCCCGAGCGGTACTTGATGCGCCGATAGTTGTCGATCCTTCGCTCTGACCACACCGTCCACAAGCGCCTGAGCATGTGCGCTTCCTCGTCGGTCACGCCATCTCCCTGAGCGCTGATTGGGATCATGGCCGCTGACGGAATGTCATCGCCGATCTCGGCGTAGCCACGCGCGACCTGAGACTCAAGGGAGGCGAGCTGGCCGCGAACCTTGGCAAGCTCCTCTTCCAGACCATTGACAGTGCTCACCACGACATCACCTCGCTTTCGTTGCCGGGGTCTCGAAATGTTGCCTTGACGGCCTGATATGCGATAGCCGCCGCTTCAGCGGGGGTCGGGTCGACCTCGGCGTCCGTGGGGACAGCGCCGAATCCGAAGCCGCCGCTGTATTTGTCACCGATCCTGCGCTTTGCGCTCTTGGTCACGGAGTCGGTGAGCGTCTTCTGGGAGAAGTGCGTGAGCGCGTGGGAGTTGACGGCGTCCTGAAACGCGCTGCACGCGGCCACGTACTCGTGCGCCGTGACCTCGTGGCAGAACAGCACGGGCGCACCCTGCGCCTTCATGTTCTGCACCACGTTCGTCGCGCGGCCCTTGCCGTCAACCCAGAAGCATGACGCCGTCTCGGTGCGCGGCAGCAGGAAGTCGTACAGCCACGAGACGCCGTGCGTGGCGTCTCTGTACTCGACAAGCTCGACGTGGATTGGGGCCGCATCGTCGGTGCGCGACTTGCACGCGACGGCCAGCGCAACGCGGTCCCCCTCCGGCGAGAACTTCACGCCGTATGCCAGCTTGCCGACGTTGAGCGGATCCTTGGTCGCGCACTCGTTCCAGACCGACTCCTTGACCACGCGCTCGTAGCCGCCCGCGTCTGGCGTCCACCAGTTGAACCGCTCACGCGCAAGGCCGATCAGGCTCATCTTGTCGATCTCGTTCAGGATCGTGCGCTCGGAGATGCGGTAGCCCAGCATCGGGTTGGTGGCATATGCCATCTCAAGAAGCTGTGCGCGGGTGGCGTTGACGGATGGCAGATCGTCGATGCTCCACTCGATCCACCACGTGTCGGTGAGCTTGCCGAGGTGCGCGTTGTCGTGCATGCGCTTGAAGACCGTGCCGGGGCATTTCTCGTTCGGCGGCGTGCCGACATAGATGAGCTGCGGCGTTGCGCCAGAGGCGGACGCGGTGGGCAGCAGGGCGTCGAGCTGCGTCTCGGTAAGCTCCTGTGCCTCGTCGATGACGATGACCTGATACGAGCCGCCGCGTGCGCCGCCGTCGGTACGTGTGGAGAACTCGATGTACGCGCCGTTGTCGAAGTAGATGCCCTCCTCGCCCTTCTGGCGGACGATCTTCACGACCATCGCCGCGAGGTCGGGGTACAGCTCGGGGGAGTCGAAGATGGTCAGCAGCTCCATGAAGAACTTGCGGACCACCTTGCCGTTGTGCGCGGAGTACAGCGTGTTCTTGCCCTCGACGATCGCCATCCACGCCGCGTAGAATCTTGCGCAGTACGACTTGCCGTTCTGACGGCACTTGGAGATCGCGATGGTCAGCGCCGCTGGCTCGCCGTCGATGGTGCGTGCGAGCATCGCGTCCATCTCGTGCTCCTGCGCGGGGATGAAGTTGATGCCGTAGTCGCGGAACATCGCCACGCACTCGGGGCCGTCGGTGTAGGCATACGGGACGCTCACCTCGAACGTGGGCGTCTGCGCACCGTATCGCTTAGCCATTGGTCGCACGCTGCCTGTGGCGGGCGCGGGCCCTGGCCGCTGGCGAGTCCTCCTCCTTGGGGGCGAACGCGCCGTGCTCCACGTCGAACTTGTAGATGCGCTCGTTGCACTCCATGAGGGACTTGGCGATCGCGGCGTAGTCGCGCTTGCTGTCGGTCTGCTCAAGGGTGGCGGCGAGGGTCTCGCGAGTCGCTACCAGAATGGCGCGGTAATCGCCGCTCTCGACCGCATCGAGAAGGTCAGCCATATTCACTTCCGTCCGTGTAGTGTGTCTGGCAGCGCGTGCAGGGATCGGACCCGCGTCTTCGGTTTTGGAGACCGCTGCACTGCCACTGTGCTAACGCGCTGTTGGTCGCGGCTGCGGGGGTCGAACCCGCACGGGCTTTCGCCCACCGACTTTTGAGGTCGGCGTGTCTGCCAGTTCCACCATGCCGCGATCGATTTTTGGCAGCGTAGCTTATAGCACACTACGAACGGACGTTGGGGGTCACGGACGGTCATAAACGGTCACTTGTTCGGTTTTATTTGCAGGAACGTCCACCAGCCGTGGGCTAGGCGTGGGCTAATTCTGCGAACCAGAACAATAGTGCGTGTACTTGTGCGCACTAAACCGCAGCTAAATGTACTTGTTCGTTCTTATCTGTACTTATCGACAATAGGTGCGATACTATTCACGAGCCGTCTGCCTGCGGTTTTGATGTGTCGTGTCCCAAAATGGGCGATCGCGTCGAACTACCCTGCGAAGGCGTCGGCAACCACGGAGGCCAGCCGCTCTCCGTCGGGGCGGTCGTATACGCTGTGCGTCATCGTCGGGGACGAGTGGCCCATGAGCTTCTGCACCTGAGTTGTCTCAAGGCCCTTGTCCCAGTGCATCATCGTCTCGAAGCTGGGTCTCAAGTTGCGGAAGGGCGCACGCGGCACGTCTATCGACCTGACCATCTCGTCGAACCTGAGCACCAGCATGCGGGCGCTGATGGGGTTGCCAGCGCCGTCATCATTGATCCACACATCGCCGCGCTCCTCGGCTTCCTCCTGTATGTGTATCAAACGTGAAGACCACGGATTGGGGATGACCACCGTGCGGTTGCTCCCCTTGGTCTTGGTCGGACCCACGTTACCGTCGGCGTCGATGCTGCGGCATATCGACACGCACGCGGTGCCGCCCACCCCCCGCGCGACCTCGCCGACCTTGACGCCGAGGGACTCGCCACGGCGGCAACCGCCGAACGCGCCGAGGATCACCGCGCCCTCCCACGGCTGACCGTGCGCCGCTTCGCAGATGCGGGCCAGCTCGTCTGCCGGCCACACCAGCTTCGAGGTGGCCGTGACCTCGG